TTAAGATTTTTGCCACCTAAAAATCGTCATAACAACTAAACCAACAAATAAGAGCAAACAGTAGACCACACTACACCAAAAAACGAAAGTCAATAATTGCGGTAACAAAAAGCTGCGCATAACTGCTAATCCGATGGCCGTGACCGCCCATACGATCAATTGTTGTCGCAGATGATCGAATAAATGATCTAATTCTGACTTCGACATACACTCACCTTCCATTTAACTAGTTTAGCCACCAACTGATACGATATTCAAGCAAAAATGCAAAAAATAGACACAAAGTTTCAGCAAAGCCTTGACAGTATTTGCTGGAAAAGTTACTATTAAATAGTTGTTATTGGGTATTCGCCAAATTGGTAAGGCAGCGGACTCTGAATCCGTAATTTACTGGTTCGAGCCCAGTATACCCAATATTCGTTATCAGCTGTTATCATTGGTTGTCAAAAATACCGTGATTGCAGCTTTTTTATTACTTTAGTTTATCATTAATTGTCATCTCTTTTCACTAAAAGTCAGCCAAAAGGACAGCCAAAAATATAACAAAAAAGCCACTGTTTCCAGTGACTTAATACTTGCGCGGGGCAGTGACTGTTAGCCAACTTTGGTTAGCAGTTTTTTTCGTTAGGCCATTAGTCTAACGCTTATTATCAAGGCAATGACTGCAATAGTAATGTGTATCACAAAAATAACCTTTCTTATAGTTTTAGGTTCATGATAATCAAACGGCCACTGAATAAAGTCAAATACTGACAGAATCATAAAGTTAAACGCTAATAAATTTAGCCCATAAACAGTCACCGGCATAGACAAGCTGAAAGCCATGCGGCCATATTGTAATATACTACACGTTATCAAATATGCCGGAATAATCAACAATGTAATATTTACAGTAACTTCGAAAAACCATTTTTTAATGAAATAACTCATTTACAAGGACACTCCAGTAAATATTTAACTGCACATTATTAATTATACAGTAAAATTGTTGAAGTTGGGCTATAGTAGCATTCAAACCGTTAGATCACTGTAAAATTTTGCAAAAGCGTGTAATGCTTCATTCTTCATATAATTAAACTTGCTAACACTAACCGATAATTGGTTACAAGCTTCATTGCGGGTGAAATGCTTCTCAATAACGTAATCATGTAAAATAAATTGATATTGTGGATCATCAATTGCATTTAGGGCGTCTTCGACTTCTTTTAGCTGGTAAGACAGGTCAACATGGTTTATCAGGCGGCTTTCAGCGCCGTTTCGGCTGCTATGGCTTGACACTCCATCGAATGAGGGGCTGGAAACTTGATTAAAAGCCGTCAAATCACGTTTTAGTTTGGCATATTGCTTTAATAAATTACGAATTTTCTTAACATCTTGACGCATCGGAATCACACTTTCTGATCCCAGATATATGTATAAAAAAGAGGCTCGGGGGAGAGCCTCTCGCTATAGGATATGATAATCGCCGTTATTACGTGAAAGTAATATTAGGACAAATTACTACGTTAATTTTAGTACCAATCATTTCATATGTCAAACCTAAGCTTCAATTTTTCCACGCAGTTGTTGAATCATACTGACAACTTGATACGGTGTCTTTGTCATATCAGTTACTCTGTTTTGATACCAGAATTGTGTCAGCAAGGACACCGCAAAATCGTACTGTTTGTAGACAGTCAGATCTTCATTCTTGCTAACAGCCGTCTGCACGTAGTCCTTGGCGGCGTCTAAATAACTTTGAATCATTGGATCATCTTCAGTTACATCAATTCGCAGGCTTAGTTTAATGTCGTTTACAGTCACTGCCAACTAATCACTTCCTCATAAGTTTAACTTTACTCTCATAAAATTATATGGTATAAATATAGAGCACTCATTGCCCGGTAGTTCAGCGGTAGAATAATTGACTGTTAATCAAGAGGTCGCTGGTTCGATCCCAGCCCGGGCAGTCTCCAAAACACATATTTATCATAAAAGGGCCGTGACCTTGAAGTCACGGCCCTTTTATTACCAAGTCATAGCATAATAGATTACCTCAAACACTTTAAAAGCAACATATGCGGCGAATACATACGTGATGATAATACCACTGTATGCAAGGATAAATGTGTTCTTCATGGAATCACTCCTAAAATTATAACTGCACGTTCTATTAAAATCTGATAAGCGTTATCATCATACTATCACTTGTTGCTTGAAATCCCACTCATTTTGTCTTCCTATTTACCAGAAGTCGCAGTTCCTAACGCCACGTTGATTACAGCGGTCTTATCAATCACTTCATAATCATTCCGCACAATGACGGAAAGCCCTTGGCTGAACTGGTCGAACTTGTCCCATTGGGCGGTTACTTGGTTACGCCGGAAAACAGCCACGGCTTGTGATAAGTCCCCTACAATCATTGGGAACGTCCCGTTGGCGTTGTTGGCCAGTAACTTGTCACTAATCATGACGACTGGCGCCCCTAACAAGGTGAAGCCACTGGGTGCCGTTGGGTTCGGTTGTAATAAGTAACGCCCCTCGGAATCTTTCAAGGTATCAAGGTAGTTGAACCCGGACTGGTTCACTAACCACATTTTGCTCAAAGCGGGATCTAACGTCACATTGAAAATCTTTTTAAGATCATCAATATTGGTGGCCGTTTCTTTGGCGAAACTAGTTCCCGTTAACAGGCCCATAATTTGTGTATTGTCCGTGTTATCAACCAATTGTTGCAATTGCGTTTTAACTTCGCTGACAATATCTACTTCGGCGTCTTCTACTACTTCGTTAGATAAGGCAATCTTACCCGCCCGGGTCTTCACATCAAATGGCACTTCCGTAAACATGTTCGCGTCAACATCGGCAATGTCCGCTAGTTCGTCCTTAGTAGCCAGTACCGCAGATTGTTGACTAGTGGCAATTGGATAAGTCCCGGAACCACTAGAAACTTGCTTAACCGTCGCATATTGGGCGAGGTTGTAATTGGATTGCTTTAATTGGAAAACGGGGGTAATCAGTTCCTTAGGAATAACCGCACTAGCACCGTCAGTCTTTAAACCGTCCCGTGTTTCCCCGTGTGTCCGTACATATTGTTCAAATGCGGGAATACCGGTTTTGCTTCCGTTACCATTGTCATTGTTATTAGGATCAATAATTGTCTGTTTTGCCATGTTGTCAGGCTCCTTTTCTTGGTTAATAAATTTTTCATAGCTACGGGTATCAACTTGCACATTTGTATCGTCATAAGCGGGAACGGCTACCACCGACACGTCGAACAAACTCTTAACTTGATTAATGGTGCGCGTGATATTACCGCCATCATCTTTAGTCCATTCGTCGGTGTTGTCGTCACTATCAAAGCCAAACGAGCAGGAATCAACGTTTCCACTTTGAACTTCTTCGTAGACGTCATTAGCAAACGACGTATTCGGTAACTGTGCGGTGAAATGTAGCCCCTTGTCGTCCGTTTCTAATGTTAATGTGCCCGCCTTGGCACTGGCTAACACTTGGGTATAGTCGTGGTTATTAAGCATAAGAACGTTTGATAAATCGACGCCATCAAGGGCTTTGGGGGTAACAACCTCAGTGAAGCCACCTAAGTCTTTGCTTGGTGAGTTCCATACAATTGCATAACCACTAATTGTTTTGCCCTTGCTTGTTTGGGAATCTTTAGGTTGCGGGTCTGCTGAATTTTCAGCTGGCCCGTCTTCGGGTGTTTCTGGCTGCGGCGTTTGTGCTCGCAATTCGGCGTCAATCGTTAACCGTCGGTCTTGTTTCATGAATTAGTCACTCCGTTCTTTTGTAAGTTTAAGAAAATATCGCCATCGTCAGTTGGTGGCAAGCCAATCTTGGCCCGAGCTTCGTTACGGCTCATAACGCCGCCAGTGAAACCAGCCACCGCTTGGGCTTGCTGGGCCTTAGGATCAAGGCTCAATAGCTTGTCCGTATTAAACGTAAAGTCATGACCAAACTTGAATGACAGCTCGCTGGTAAAGCTGTCAAAGTAATGTTGCAACGTCCCTTGTAGATACTGCACGCCACTTTGTTCTTGGTTAGAATGATCGTTTTCAACCCCTAAGCGCTCCGGTGGTAAGCCAAAGGCTTTAGCAATTTGTCGGGTCGTCCAGTCATTAGAATTGACCAGCTTTAACACATCGGTATTTAAGGATAAGTTGCTAATATCCATGGTATCGTCAGTCACAATCGTGTTGACCGCATTGTCACCCGTATTCGCTTCATCAAACTGTTTACGAATATTGTCCTTAGCTTCCGGCCCTAAATCAGATTGATGGACTTTAATAACCGTAGTGCCGTGCACGCCAGCAGTAAAAAAGCCGGTTAGCAATTTATTGCCGGCCGACTGAATCTGGCGTTCATCTTTGAGGGCATATAGGGGACTAATTCCCGATACACCGTCTTTGGTGAAATATTTAAAATGTAAAATGTTGTTAGGCGCGATCTGACGACTGTTACCGCCAGTCGGGGTATAGGTGTAGGTCAACGCCCCACTGACGTCATCTTGTTCAACTGTCAATTGGTTATTGGAAATCAATTTCAACGTATGGTTAGGCAAAATCTCGGCAAAACTATTGCCATTTAGTAACAGGTTAGCCGCCAACGCATATTTGAAATGGTACCCGTCCATCTGACTATTAGGGGTCTGATTAATCATCGTGTTAAAGATTGCCGTATCACACATAATTGGATTGCTGGCAATATCGCTCGCAATAATATTGATCGCCGCGTAAATGTCACTATTACGCAACACCGCCGCACTCACAAACGTATACGGGTCGTTACTTGATAAACTAACCAAGGCGTCGGCTACCGGATCATGTGTGCCACTGGTGTTATTGCTTTTAACAAAAAAACTCATTTAATCACCTCTTTGCTTTTCATAATTAATTAGCAAGGCCAGCAGAATCATGGCTATACCAGCCAATATTAATCCCGCTTGCCAGCTGATCCAGCAACCAAAACCAATCACTAAGCATATTAAGCCAAGCACCAACAAGATCGTTTGCACATAATCAGAACAGATCTGCCGCAGTCGCTGTTTTGTAGTAATCTTCTGCATGCTGTTGATCCTCACTTTCTTGGTAATAGTCCATACCCGCTACAAACGCGTTAATCAACGCCGCAATCGGGTCAATCCGGTTACTATTGCGGGCTTTATCCAGTTGCCAACCATTGTTTAGCACTTTCAAAATGGCGTTATTGACCGCATAAGCGAGAATCTTGTTGCCGTTATGTTTAATCTTGTCATCGTAAAGCTGATCACGAAAATTACGAGTTGGAATATTCAAAGTCTTGGTGCCTTGTCGCACTTCAAACAGTGGGTAACTTAATTTCTCGAATTTTGTAATTAACGTTTGCGCATTATACGGGTCATAAGCGACGGCTTTCACTTTCCAGTTGTATTTACCGACCAGTTTTTGTACAAAATCAAATAGATTGTCATAATCAATAATGCCACTATCTAATTGGGTGATACTACACTCACCAGCCCGCTCCATTGACCGGTAATCAATGCCATCACGTTTAATCTTAGAATCAAGGCCGTATTTAGTACCCACAAATGAATGACTGTCACAATAAAACTGACCGTTACCAATTGGAATGAGCCAACTAACCGCGGTTAAGTCATTGCTTTTTGATAAATCAATGCCGATATAGGCGTCACGATTATGCAAGTCGGGCACCTTTGACAATTTACCAGTGGCCCAATCGTCTGCTGAAATATAGCTGTCTTCGCTGGCTTGCAACCACATATTGAAGTTCTTAACCAGTATTGGAATGAGGTTGTTTTGTTTAATGGCAAGGTCAACGTCGGCCTGAATCTTTTCCGTCATGCGTTGTTTAACGTGTGGTTCGCTGAATAACGGGTTGGCCTTAATCCAATTGGCTTGATCGTAAACTTCTTCGCGGTCGTCAAGTTCCCATATTGCCACAAAATAACGGTCAGCTTCGGTTTTTCCCTTTAAAACGTCCGTCAGCATGTCATATTCGGCGTGCATTGGAACGTTAAGGTTAAGACCCGAGGTGGAAATCACCGCCAGCAGGGAGTTATCTTCTTGTGCTTGACCAGACTTTAAAACGTTGTACACTTTGCGGTCTTTAGCTTCGTGCCATTCATCTAAAATAACGGTAGTACCAGCATAACCATCAAGCGTACTGGTATCACTGGCAAGGGCCAAGGCTTGCGAATCAGTTTCTAAGTCAGTAATGGCTTGCTTTTGTACCTTAATCCGTTGCCGCATGTACTTTGATTGCTTGCGCACTTGCCGTAGCCCACTTGAAAGCATGTCATAGCCTAATTTAGCTTGTTTAAGGGCGTTGCTGACGAATAATACCTGTCGGTTACGGGCGGGCTGACGTTCCCTTAAAAGGCCATTAGCGGCCATACCAGAAGCTAGATAGGTCTTACCGTTCTTTCGTGCCATACTAATGAACGCTCGATCGTAGCGCCTATTACCGGTTGCTTTTTCACGCCAGCCATACAGCTCACTAATAATCCATTTTTGAAAGGGTTGCATGGTGAGTTGGCTACCGTCAGTCTTCGGCATTAATTCGATAAATTTAACCGCTTGTGCCGCTTTGTCTTCATCATAGTAGAACGGGAAGCTAGCTTCCTTAGAACGGCTTAAATCGCGTTTAAATCGCTCACACGCCCATTTAATCTTTTGACCAGCCAACACTTGGCCCGATAAAACTTGGTCAACATATTCAATCATGACAACATCGCCTCGAAAGTATCTTCGGGTGTCTTATCTTTCTGCTTGTTTAATTCCATGCGGGCCCGGCTCGATAGCGACATGCCTAAATCATTGGCTAAGGCTTTTAAATCTTTCATTGCTTGTGATTGCAAGGCCACGTACGGGTTGGGCTTACGGGCGCCAGTCTCTTGATTAGTTTGTACCAGTCCGTTCTTACGAATATCATTCTCACAAGTCTGTACGGTGGCATAAGCGCGGCAATAACTGGCTAACATGGCCCGGTCAAGTTCACTAATTGGGGTATTGGCCTTTAAATAAGGCGCTACCCGTTGCCATTCAGTTAAGGCCCGATCGTGTAACCAATCTGGCGGGGTTAAATCAAGCACCGGATAATCAAATAACGCTTTTTCAGCGTCCTTACGTTGGTCACGCTCATCATTGGTTAAATGTTTCTTCATACTAGCTAATTGTTTTACTTTTCGGCCCATTCGGATCACTCCTTTCGTTTAAATTTACGTACCAAAAAGCCACCACGGGTTAGACCATAGCGGCTGATTGATACATATATCCAGAATTCGTTTATTATATCTATATTATCGCACATATCTCTAAAAAGTGCAAATAATAACATGTATATATTTACATGTCACCCCCTGACTGTCTATTTGTTTAAATTTTGCATTATTAGTAGTGATATTTCACAATCCAGCAAAATAAGCAAAAAATCAAAGTTAAAAAGGGACTTTTATAAACACAAAAGTATGCTGTACGCTCCTTTTTGGTCGACCATATCCCCCCCATATAAACGTTTCTGGGCTGTCATGCCGTTTTGAATTAGTCTCGTGGCCGAAAATTAAGCCGCCAACTTGAATTGCAAGTCGAAAATTTCTACTCACTAACTCACCCGAAAATTCAGGGCAGTATTCCGCACTTGTGAGGAAACATCTTTGCTGTCCAACTCAGCCGAATTGTTCACTTGGCCGAAAACTTGGCGCAGTCAATTGCCACTTTTGGCAACGTAGACGCAAAATGCGGGTTGGTTAGGTCAGCGGAAAACTCCGCTTAGTAGCTCGGCTGAAAGTTCAGCGCAGTATTGCGCAGATCTACTACCTGCGTGATCCTATTCCGCACATTTGCAGAAACGTCTTTATAATATGAACCTTGAGTTGTAGGTATAAAATTGCAACTCACAATAGGTAGCATAAGCAACCTGTCACGTCATCTTAGCGAGTCAGCTAGTGCACCAAGTTAGTGCGTTACGACAGGTGTGTGCCACGTTGTGCCAGGTATGTACCACGTATGTTCCACGTTAGGCAGTCTTCAAAGTGTTGATATATCAATGTTTGTTCCACGTGTACCACGTGTACCACGTTAAAATGAACATTTACCGTTATAGTATGTAATAGGGTTAATTTAGCAGATACTAAAAAAGCGCCGTACCTTTCAGCACGACACTCATTGATTATTTAGTTTGTTGTTTCCGTTGTTCTCTAACCAATCCCGTTTTTCGGTTATGGTGTCGGTAGCACAATGGTTGTAGGTTACTTTCATCTAAGCGACGTGACCAATCGTCTTTGATTTCGATAACATGATCGACCACATCGGCTTTACGGATCACCCCATCTTGATAGCACTGTACACATACCGGATTGCTTTCAAGGAACCGCCGTGACAACTTGCGCCATGCTGACGACTTGTAAAACTGTTGATACTTGCTTTCGTCAGAATCATACATGCGTTTGTGATACCGCCACTTGTTAGTTGCCTTGCGGTGCTTCTCACAGTAGCGTGTGTCATAGGCAACCAACGTCCGACAACCCGGGTGCTCACATTGCTTCATTGGCTTAGCCATGACCGTTGACCTTGGTTAGTGTGACCACATCATAGGCATTCAGTTCGCCATCAGAACTAACGCCAGCAACGCGATACGTAACCCCATCTAGTATTGCTTCCAAGGTCGTCGTGATTCGATCGTCATGGCGCACCGCAATTAGCTGGTTAGTTGTCGCAGTCGTACCAGTAAGGCTAATCGTGTTACTGATGGTCAACGTATACTCACCACACCATACCGAGAAGCTCGGCGAGAACTTAGTAATGTTTTCACCAGTGTTATTATTGAACCCTGCCATTTTCTCAACGCCAAACTGTACCCGCTTATTTAGGCGGTTTAGATTATAGTTCTTCATCGTCATCACCAGTCCTATAAACCAACGCTTCACAATAGATCATTTTCGAATCGCTCACTTTGATAAAATCAAAGCTAGTGTCTATCAACTCATCGTCAATATCTTGTGCTTTGTCAACTTCCCTAACTCTTGAAAAAAGTTCATCGGTATTATCAGCATGTACCATCTTAATCTTCATTAGTTTAAACTCCTTTTATTCTCTAAAATATTGCTTCTTAACTACATCAACAACATAATGACTTGCCAACAGGTCATAGTAATAGTAGTTATATGTTTCCTTGCTCATAATCATTACTAGTGAAGACTGGCCGGGATAATACCAATCTACTTTGCTATCAAATATCACGCCCACTAAATCAAGTGACAAGACGTGCTCCGCTATTTTGCTATGAACGCTATCGGCCGGCCCATAATCATGAGCAATTGCAACAATTCGTGTAGTTCCACTTACCTTTTGCAATTCGGCATGATCTAACCAATCCCCAAGGTAAGGTGGTGTATCATACTTATTGCCCGCATTGTATGAGCGCTCACCAGCTAACAGTTTTTCGAGACTATGTGGGCGTTCATACACGGCACATTTATCAAACTTAAATACGTCTTCAAATTTTTTGAGATTTTCTGAACTGCTATATTTTGTGTCTCTCAATAATTGCATTTCTTGCCATTTCATACGTGTTTCCTCCTAGAACTGAAAATGTTTTTTTTAACGTGGTCCACGTGGTCCGGTGGTCCAAACGTTGATATATCAACGCTTTAAAGGCCCCTTGACGTGGTCCATATGGTGGTCCAACGTGGTCCACTTGGTAAATTTCTGATTAAACTTCGCGCATATACCCATGTAGACGTTGGCCATTCATTCTAATTCGTTGACTTTTCCAACCGTCCATATTGTCCATTAACAACTTGATTCGCTTAGCTTCCGAGTTTGTTCGCCCGGTTAAATAACGATCAACTGTTTTATGGAAGACAACTTCCATAATTTCCCGAGTTGTTGTTTGATTGAGTAGTTTCCGTTCATTACTAACTTGATCTTGTAGCCACTTAGATTGCTGACCGTAGTCACTGACATAGCTTTGTTTTAAGCTGGTACTCATTTTTCCCCAATCTGTGGGAACTTCCATTGCTAAAAACGCTTCGATGGCATCTCGCATAGGGTCGACAGCTTCCGCAGCCATCTGATACGCCTTAGCCTCTTTCACGGTGGCCTGATCCAGATATAGCAGTTCACCATTCCTAAACCAGCACATGGCCTCCGCCAATACTTGAAGCATGTAATTCTCGTCCGGGTGCCATACATCTAGCTTAGCCTTGTTGACCCCACATTTAATTGGATAGAAGCGCCGTTCACCGGTCGCGTCCTTTAAATAGTCGGTTTGGTTAGTCGTGCCAATAAATACGCATTTACGCGGGTGTGGCAACGCATAGCGGCCGTAACTATTCCGATATGTGTCGGATTGTGCACTAATAAAATTTTTAATTCCCTCAACGTCCGTTTTTTTCATGGCGGAAAGCTCGGCAACTTCAATAATCCAACTACCTTGTAACTGTTGATAATCGTCTTTCTGCTTACCCATTCCTTTCAACGAATCATTGAATTTATCCGGGTATAGATTCTTACCAGCCGTACTCTTGCCAAGTCCTTGGCTTCCCTCTAAGATAGGGACAATTTCAAACTTAACTCCGGGAACATAGGCCCGGGCAATAAGACCAGTTAGCCATTTCTTAGTGATGGTGCGGGTGTAGTGATTATCTTCGGCACCTAAGTAATCAATGAAATAACGTTCAGCACGTGGCTGGCCGTCCCATTCTACCGCTTCAATACGAGCCTTAACCGGATTGATTGTCTTGCGGCGTGCTTCTGTAACTACCGCGTCGGTAATGTTTTCCTTGCTGAATAACAAGTTGTAATGATCTTCAATATAACTTCTCAATAACGTGTCATCACTATCATTCCAAAAACCTTTTTTGAACAGTGAATTGTCTGCTTGTGGTGTTTTGACAATTTGTTCCGAGAACTCGTCAAAGACAACTAGTCCTTTCAACATTTCGTCATGTTCCATAATTAAACGGATATTGTAAAGAGACTGTGTTTTGATCCCATCGTCCGAATTTTTTTTGAAATCATTCTGCCAATCAGCGTCACGTTGCATTTTGATAACATTATTGGCCGCTTCTCGGGTCTCTGCTGGTAAATCCATTGCTTTGCCCATTAATGAACCCCCTTACTCTCTCGTTTTAAAATGGATTGAAAAATCACATTAACTTCCTTGCTTGGTAGTGCCGGATCAACGAACGAATCATTGATCACTGACAGCATGTTATAGACTGTCTTGGGAGAAGCGCCGACGCCAAACATACGACCGGCAATTTTAGTTAACCAAGCATTGCGATTACCTTTGGCTGTCCCGGTTACCATTTCATCTAACAAGCGACCGGTATACTTCTTTTGGCGCGTAGCATAGGCGTGTTCTGGCGCACCGTTCAAATTATTGGTGCTTAATTCATCAACTAGCCAATTAGGTGCCGGCTTAATATCAGCCAATGTTCTGCCATCTAAGGGTTGATATTGCTTGCCGTTAATCTCACTTGGTGCGATCACCGTGAAGTCACTCAGCAAGTCAACCCCGGGCCAAACGTCAATTTTGCGAACCTTAGCACCTGCGTATTTCAAGAAGTAATGTAGTCCGCCGTTAGCTGTCCGTTCAATGTAGGTGTCACTTGGTAAGGTGAATCCTTGCTTAAATAGTTGTGCCAAGCTAGTCCGACCGTTTTTAGTTGGATCGTGCATATCAATGTCGACAACTAATAAATCCGATAAATCTAGGCGCAAGCCTAAGTTATAATACGGGCTATTTTTAAACCATGCGAAGATGGTGTTCTGGTCATTAGTTGCGTCTTTATAGCCGGCCACCCCTTTCGGTGGCTTCTTCGTGTTTTCAATCAGTGGGTAAACCGCATAGCCTTTTTGGGCCAGCTCAATTGCTTTATCGAGTGTTGCGAACTCGTTCATTTTTCAGCACCGCCTAATCTTCGGGACAAATGTCATTGCTAACTGCCATAATCGAATCAGCAACATTTTGCATGTTTTCAACAACGTTTCCAGCGCGGTGGTCTGCGAAAAATAATCGTCCTGCCCATGTATCTCCACTATTAACTGACGCAGAGACCATATCCAAGTAATCAACTGCCATTTTTAAATGATCGTATGCCGCTTCTAATTTTTTAGATTGTTCCACTAATTCTTTATTTGTCATTTTCCATTCTCCTTATTCGTGTTAAAATAAGGGAAAGCATATTTTGGATTATTTCTTAGACCTACTACTCGCTAAAGTAAAGTAGGCCTTTTTTGTATGCTTTCCCATGCGACTGACCTCACACTCCAAAATACCGACGCGGGTTCTTGATCACCTTAGCCACCACGTTGCCGACAAACGACACAATCATAAACTTGATTGCCCATAAGATTGTTGTTGCTATCATGAAATCACCTCCTTAAATTCACTCTGCCCCCGCACGGTACAATTAAACTTTATGTGCTTCCATGAACTTGTCTGCGTCCACTTGATCAATGCGTTTAGTACCATTGATAATTACAATGGGTAAGCCCTTGGCAATGAAATTTTTCTTCAAGGTATTACGTGATTTAATATTGAAATAATGCATGGCTTGAGAAATAGTTAAGTATCGTTTGTTATCATCTTTCATTAGCGCTCATTCCTTTTCTGTTTTTGACAATAATACTTGTCACTTTTGAACAAAAACAAGTATATAGACAATCATGATGAGTGTCAACTAAAAAAGACAACTTTTGTTGTCATTTTTTGATTTTTATAGTCATAATGGTTATAATATTGGTAATTTAGATGAGGAGGGATCATAAATGATTAGAAATAGATTAGCTGAATTGTTGGCTGAAAGGGACTTAAAAATTAGTCGAGTAGCCGCACAGTTACCGAATTTATCCCGAAACACAATTACAGCTACTGCATCAAATACCGGTAAAATGATACAACTTGAAACAGTAGATACTTTGTGCCAATTTTTGCATATTGAACCAACAGATTTTTTTGAATATCTTCCATTCAACATTGATTTTGACATTACAATTACTAAAAACGACGCTTTCTTCACAGACGTGACTCGAGATACAGTTCATTTAAGGGATGAAGACATCAAATTTGATATCTATATCAAAGTAAATAACGTCAGTACCCAAAGTAAAATTTTTGAATATTTGGGCTCTAATGGTAATGGATTTGTTGGCACTGATATTCCTATTCTTTTAACAAGGGATGAGAATGAAAGTACTGGTTTTGCAGATTTTTGGCACAAAAAAATTACGCCCGGTTTTCGTTCAATTGTGTGGGATCAGTTGAAAAATAATTTAGCCCAAGCTATAAGTGAATCCTTAAACGAAAGATTAGCATACGAAGATGTTTCATTCTCATTATCGCCAAAAAATCTAATATTAGACACAGACTTCAAGTCTGACCTATTAAACGTTGATGATTTTGGCGAATTACCATTCTAATTTCTACATAACACTGCCCCCGCACGGTACGTTATGGAGGAAATTATAAATGGCAACAATCAAGAAGTATCAGGACAAGGACGGGAATACCCGTTATCAGTTTCAAGTTTATTTAGGTGTTGATCCACTAACGGGAAAAAAGAAAAATACCCGACGCCGTGGATTCAAGACAAAAAAAGAAGCCCAGATTGTATTATCAAGACTTGAACTTGATATTTACAATCATGGGCTACCAACTAAAAACGATAATACAATTTTTAAAGATATTTACCAGCTGTGGTTCACACAATATAAACAAACAGTTAAGGAAAGCACTTGGGTAACGACTCAACGGCTGTTCCGGCTTCATATTTTACCAATATTTAGTGATTACCGGATTGCTAAAATATCCATTAAGGATTGTCAAAAAGCCATTAACCAGTGGTTTAATGCTGGCTTGGCCAAGTACCACACGCTAATGAACTACGTTGCCAAGGTGCTTGATTACGCCATCAACATTGACTTAATCAATGAAAATCCGGCTAAGCGTGTTATTGTACCAGTGAATAAAAACGATCGTTCACGCAAAAATTTAGAAAATTACTTTGACAAGGCTGAATTACAACACTTCTTTGAGTGCCTGAATGATGATGACAATACACCGCAAGCCAGTGTATTCTTTCGTTTAGCGGCCTTTACTGGTATGAGAAAATCTGAAATGCTTTGCTTAGAATGGTCTGACATTGATTTTAGCAATCACACTATACGGGTTAATAAAACACAATCCCGTGGTGATGGTGCCCGTCTGCTAGTACAAGCGCCTAAGACAGCGCGTAGCAATCGGACGGTGTATTTAGATTCCAATACGGTCAAAATATTGCAACGCTGGCAAGTTGATCAAAAAGAATGGCTACTGCGTTTCGGATTCAACATTAATCAGGGTAGCCACTATGTGTTTGCCAATGAAAATAACGAAATGTTTCAACCATCTAAGCCACGTAAATGGCTTGAACATACTCTAACTAAATATGACTTGAAGCATGTCACGGTTCACGCATTCCGCCACACTTATGCGACACTTGCATTTGAAGCCCATGCTTCCATCAAGTCAGTACAAGACCAGCTAGGGCATTCAAGCTATCGCACGACTTTAGATATTTACACCGCAGTTACTGCCAAGCAAAAAAATGAAGCCACCGAAAAACTGGCTAATTACCTTAATTTTTAA